ATTATAAGGCCATGCCACTCGTCAGGCAAGGCCTTTTATGAGGCTGGAAGGGCAAGGTTCGCCAGCGGTGGCGGACCTAGAAACCACGTGAGAGAAAAATCCTCCCCTGCGGCAGTCCAGCGTTCAATAGTGATCGGCACAGACGTCCCTGCTGTAGAAACTAGCACTCCATGACAGGTGCTATGGGGCGCCACATCAGCCGAAGAGTCAAAGTATGACCCAACGGAGAAACGTGCCGTTCTGTAGAAAGGGCACTCAACCTCCATGAGTGCCTGTTTGGCATTATTTGTATATGCGATGCCACGCATACTCTCGTGAGGGGCAGAAGTAGAAAGCACCCCCCGTGCAGCTGTGAGAGAAGTCGTGCCAGCAGTGTAAGAAGTGCAGGCATTGGGATATGTCACCGTCCCAGCAGTGGTATACTCGCGTACAACCTTAACATCTACCAGTGATGCACCCGGAGCCTTAACGACGTACTTGGACCTATAAGACCCACGTACTGCCAGAAAAGCAGGGGCTAACCATTGATAGAGGCTATTCGTTGCAAAATTCACGTGCTTAGAGCCACTAGTGAGATACATGGTGTTGGCGCCATACCCATAATATAAGGGATAGTCACTCTGGGACATGAAACTTTCCTCAATGGTGGAAGCACTGGCGTTGTTGTACATGACAGTATGATTGAGGGTGTATCTCTTCAGAAGAGCCCGAAACGAGGGAACGGACTCGCCATAATACACCAGCATCTCGCCATCCACTGGATCGGTTTCATGACACGTTATGACTGGCTGTTCTGCGACCGGATCAGGATTAGCGGACGTCCCTTCCATAAGCGCCTGAGGGGTCACGTGATAGCTATCGACGAGACGCGGAAGTGGCGCAGGATTGGCAAACTCCGGATCCTCAAGACTCATGAACGCTAGAACGCTCACATCGGACACCACGGAGGATGGCGTCGCGAGTTCATTGAGAACGGAAACGGTCAGGACGCCATTGCAGCTCGATGAGGCTGAGCCGAAGGCGGTCGTAGAATAATTGGTGGCACACGAGGTATATGGATCCACAGTAAGGAAATGCGCTACCTGCCCCCAACCAATACACACACTGAAATCAGCATTATCAGTTATATCCACCACACGCGTGAGCTGGATGTTGGGCTCAATGGATCCAGCATACACTGGGTCCCAAGTGACCAGCAACCTACCACGGTGATAAGCAGAACACACAACCTGAAAACGAAACTTCACACACCCCCTCCACTTAGTGAACGGGACGGCACAGAAGGCCGCCGCTGTCATGTAGTAATTGGTACCATCACTTCCCCCCAACATTGGCGTCACCCTAGCATTCCACACAACAGTGCCTGTAGTGCTAGCCGCAGTCCAAGGGAAGCTCGTGAGATAAGACTCAATGCCGCACAGGTGAGCAATGGACAGCTCATCGTTAGGCGGTTTATAGCCCACCACAGAAGGATCCACCGTTAGCGTGTTCTTAGAATCAACCGTCAGCTTCTGACTGGTATCTTCAGCATCCGTCGTCGCAAATGGTGGATTGTATTCAGGCCTGACACGAATAGCTGGCTCAAGAGTGAGAGGGCGTGACCACCCAAACGCTCTAGCCAGTGAAGCCCCCGCAGACACAGCCATTGATGCAGGGGTAGCCCAAACAGAAAGCCCGGGCACCGTAGACAAAGCACTGAGCCCCGTGGACAGGGCTGAGGCAAGTCTGGTGACAGGACCAGGCTTCTCGTAATCAATGCGTGCCTGAGGGACAATAGCCCCTGAATCAATAGAAGTGGGGACGCTAAGCTCAGCATCCTCAATCCACGCAGAGATGGTGAACGTCAGAGGAGAGACGCCCCCATTGGCATGAAGAAGTGGAGCCAGCTGGCGGATATACAAACGCCCCAAGTCCGTCCACCCATTGGCAGGAATGGAAATCGCGTCATAATAGTACACAAACG